TGGGTCGGTTGCTGAGGCAGGATTGACTTCCCACTGCCAATAACCACCATCGGGTAGGATGGCACGGATGCGCCCCCAGGTGTTACTTTTAATCTCTACTCGTCCACTGGCAAAATAATTAACAGCCGATAAACTTGCGTTACCTGCGTCGCCTGTTTTTTTGTAAGTGCTGTCAGACTGAAAATGAAAGGTGTTGCTGTTGTCATCGTGCCAAATACCATCAATATTCTTGCTATTGATAAAATCTTTTGTATCTGCACTAAATCCCAGCATGTTATTATTAAGGTTAATGTCACCTCTAAATATCCCTCCTAACTCGGTCATAATCTGTTTTTGTCCGAGATAAGTGCCATTTGCGTCAAATGCCGTGGTAAATATATCCCAAGCCTGATTGCCGTTATAACTACCATAACTAAAACCAATCCCTCTTGCGTGGGCGTTGGTGGTGTAGGATGGGTGTGTGATGTGCACCATCAAACTGGCAAGCGGCAGGTTGTTAAGTTTATCGCCGTTTGGTCGGTAAAAACCGCTGTAGGCATAACCCTCTGCCTTGGTGTAATCAATGGTCTTTTGGCGTATCTCACTCTTATCATCAGCACTCATTACCCAATTTGTCCAATTGCCGCCGACTTTACGACGGTTGAAAACTTGGCACGAATGAAACGTGGTAAACCGCTGAAAATATCCGTTGCCAAAGACCTCTAAAGCCCCATCACCTCTCTCAACGGGGTAATTTTTTGCTAGCGTTGCTTTAGACGAGCCAACAATATAATAATTGCCGTCTGTGGTTATCTCATCAAGATTTTGGTCAGCACCGATGGGGGTAGTCAAATTATCCAGTCTCACCCAGCCATTCGCCCAATTGTTGTTGCTTTTAAGGCGTTTAAACATCTTACCGTTAGAGGCAAAATAGATTTGCTCATCTGCTGACAGTACAAGCAACACCCCGGATTGTTCTTCGGGATAATTGTTATTTGGCGTGTTGCGATAAGTTGAGTTGTGATAGATGCCTTTTACAGTGATGTCATTGAGATTATCGCTTGCGGTCAAGGCACGTTGGGCAAAATCCGCAATCTTATAGCCCGCTAAGGTTGTGGCTGGTGATTGTTTGCTTTCAGCCAAATTGTAAGCACTTTCGGCGTGATTATCCGCCTCAACCGCCTTGTCATAGGCGGTTTTAGCGGCAAAGCTTGTGGCGATAGTATCAGAGCTTGGCGAAGTGACCGCGTCAGATTTTTTGCTGTTGGGGATATAGTTACTCAGATTGCGGGTTAAGGCATCAATCAGCCCTTTCAACGTTTTCCCCGCTTTGGCGGTGAGCCCTAGGGTTTCTGCTTCGCTGTTTGTGTCATTGGTGAGTTGCACAATGCCAGCTTGGCTTGTGCTTGCTTTGTCGATTTCGTGACTGTGGCCCGTTTCCTCCACGGCGTTTTGGCTGGTGGCGGTGAGAGTTTTGGGGGTATATTGAGGGTGTGGATTATCTTCATTTTCGTGCTGATTTATGAGCTGAATAAGTTTATCTTGATCTTGCATTATTTGCACATCAATACGTTCAACAGGCATTGCTTCCAAGGCAAGCGAAAATGAAATTGTTGTCTCCACTTTATCAGAGATAAAAATTAACCCTTCGCCTTTTATTTCATCCGAAGAATAAACAGCGATAAGCGTATTATTTGCCCAAAAACCAATTTCATTACACCAAAAACCTTCATCTTGTTCTGCTTTTACAACAAAACGCATCTGGATTGTTTTCTCATCTAATCTTACAGCGGATGCAATACCTACACGCAATCTCTCTTGTTTTAGGGAAGTTTCTTCTCCCGTTGGTCGATATTTTTCCGTACCAAATGCCGCGTGTGTAATAGTCAGCGATAAATGCTGATTATTATTCATCGTAGCTAGTTTTAATCCTACCTTAGTTATTGTTGGGGGACTATTGATTTGATTTACAGCCATCACATATCCTTAACGATAAAAATCTGTGAGGCTAGTATAAAAAGGTAGATATATTTAATACTTGTTTTTTTCCTAAATCACCGTTTTATAAAATTCTCTTTTTTCTTGGTTATTTTCATATCCAGCACGAGATTTTATTTCTTTAAGCTGTTTTTCAGTAGGCAGAACAAGAATCTGTTCATTAAGTGGCTCATCAAAAGAACCAAGCCCAGCGGCTGCCATAATAGTAAGAAACTCATTTCGTCGCCCATACACCCGTAGGCTTACCAAAGTAAGATCGTGCTTTTCATCAAATTTTGTTTCATAACGAATTGCTGGTTCCCATTTTTTAGTTCTGATCGAAAAATCACGAACAAGTTGTACAAATCTATTACAAGCCATAGAATGACTTTCTATCATAAATCCCCCTGCCTTAAATAATTGGTAATCGGCACTTGCCTTTAAATGAGGCAAAATTAAACCCAGAAAATCCCGTTCCAATAACAACTTTTGAAGGCTTGTTTTTATTTCCTAGTTCTTTTTTTACAGTCAGTCCAACAACAAATCTAGCTCCTATAATTGATTGAATTGTAGATACATACTGCAGTATTTGTTGCCCATCTTCGCTTATATCGGTGATTGAAATTTTTATCCTAGATGTAAGCCAATGAGGAGTGTTTTTTCTACGAACTCCTTCGGCATTTACAAGCGATGTTGTATATGGTTTATCTGTTTCCTGCCACAATTGCTCAATAGTGAAGCCATCTGGATAAAGCATTTGTAAATAAGTACGCAGAAAATGAAAACCTCTTTTAGGGTTTTTAGCTCGCCAAGCCTTAAAAAGATAACGAAGTCTATCAATATCGCCATCAGCACGCATTAGACTTAGCCCATCATTTAACGCAAATTTCGTTAATAATGCACTTTGAGCCAAATAAGGCGATCCATAATGTAATAAACCCCTTTGTCTATGCCATAGCATTTTCTTAAAAACTCTAAGAAAAACATTTTTCCAAGCTAGTTCAATTTCCTCTGTCATTTCTGAGGCCACAAATGGATAAATAGGCGTGACCTCTTTTGCTCCTGTCTGATTTACCATACTTACTCCACTGTATTATATCCACCGCCCCACACGCTACTTTCATACCCATTAGACGTTAAATTAATTGTGATTGACTCTTTATCTAAGTATCGAAATACTTCGGGAGCGGAATTCACTCCATTAGATATTGATACATTTAAATCACTTCTTTTGTCCGCAAGTGCTGGAATTGCCTGCTCTATCAAACTAAATACTTCTTTATTTTTTACAACAACCTTCCCTTGCTTGGTTGAAAAAGCATTTTTGCCATATTCTTGTAACAAAAGATCAATGATTTGAGCTTTAACTTGTAATACATCATAAGCTCTTGCAATGATTGCATTAACGGTAATATGAATTTTTTCTGTAATTGGTTCAACGAACTTTGTCTTATAGGAGTCATCAGCTTCCGCAATGACTTGTGATATTTGTCGCTTGATAGATTCTTTACTTTCAACTGAATTATCGGGTAAAGCAAAAGAGTAAAATAGCGTATTAACATTATTAATGTCAGCCCCTCGTATTTTTTCTTCTATCTGTTCATTCCATACGGCTAGAAATGCCAAATGATTAAAATTTTTACGAAGTAATTTATCAAACTCACCGAGAAATACAGCATTATCATCATAAGTCGAAGGATAATTACACAAGTTTCTTAATGTTGCTATGTCAATAGGATTTTTCCCCGCCCGTTTTAATGCTTTCATTTCTAAATTAATCTCGTTTTCCTCATTAGCTTGAATATATTGAAATGAAAATGTACTTCCAAGCTCAGGCTGAATGTCGCCAAAACATTGTCCGCACTCTATCGTTATAACATCATTAATCGAGGGTTGAAATCCCACAACGGAGGTTTCACCAAACTTAACATATAAACGTTTATATTCATCTGACTCAATATGAAAAACCTTTTCTCCCGCATCAACACCATTAAATTTAAAACAGGGGTCAAATACCTCACCATTGACTTTCACTTGAATAGTAGATATATAACTACCATCCTTTGGCTCTTCAACCTCAATAGCATAAAATGGATAGGACTCGCTCATAGTATGAGAGTGTTTAACAAATTGTAATTGAGTTGCCATAATTTCTCCCTCACCATTATTTTGCGTTGAAGCTGGTAATGTAACAGGACTGTCAATTCGATACATACGTCCGCTTGCGTCAAATAAATAACGACCCGCTTCAATCCTAACAGGCGTATTGCCATTATTAATGGCTTTAATCTGAACAATCGCGGGCTTTGCAGTAAAGATTAATCCTTTCAAGGCGGCATCTGCCAATACGGTTGCGTCTCTTGATTTCAAAAAAGGCTCTTGCATTGCGACTTCAAGTTGCTGGCTATACATAGCAAGCATTTGAGCGATTGCCCCTTGCATTTGTAAAAATCTCGGATCGCCCGCGTGATACAAGGCGGCAGTCAGCTCGTTTTTTAACGCCTCTTCTTTCACCGCCTCAAGGAAGTCTTCTTTGGTGTACATTGTTCAATCCTCACATAATATCTAACACAATATTGCCAATCTCTAAGATAAAGTGCATTTTATCTGGACTCACAGGCACAGAATAAATGTTCACCGCATCAGGAGGGAGCATATCCAAAACGGGAACATCTCGACGCAATTTAGCAATCACTTCATCAGCCGCCCCCATTGTAAGCGGAGCGAATAACAGGGCGTGTTTATCAAAACCATAATCAGACCCTAAATAGCTATTCACAGGTGTTGCCAACCAATGCCGCACCATTTTTTCAACATCACTTTGTGTAATTTTTGCTGTTTCCATAATGACAATAAACCTCATCAAATTAATGCTATTATCGGGGTTTACTTTCCTTGACTTCGCTAAATTTTCCTAATAAAAAACCGCACAATAAAGTGCGGTCGTTTTTTTCTTACTTTTTCACTAACAAATCTGTGGTTATTCCACAATAATGCCCGTCGCAGTCTGCTCTCAAATCGAGTTCATACGCACACCACAGCAAGCCGATAATCATTAAAATTCTGAACATAATTTCACCTTCTTGCTGAATTTTGGTTGAACAAAACCGCCACACAATTTTCTTGGAGAAAAGTGCGGTCGGTTTTGGGTTAGGTTTTTAGAAGTCGATTTTTACGGCTTTGGGATTGAACTCTCGCAGATGTGTTAATACACGCCAGCTTGTCATTGGGTCGGCTTCAAATTCTTCAGTAATGCGATTTAAGATTTGGTTTGATGAACGTAGTACGCTTAAATATTCATAAGCCTGTCCGTAAATTTGGGGGCTTAGATTTGAGCCTAGGGCTTCAAAGGCTTTGTGGATATGCTGAAATGTGCCTACGCCACGCTTGAATGCAAACCAGAGCCAAGCAAGCTTTTGAAGTTCGTACTCGGTAAACTCAAAAGTGTATTTTTTCTCTGGGCTGGGTAAGGTGATTTCTACGCCGATAGTGAGTTTTTGCACATACTCTATCGCCTGTAGAATTTGTTCAGCGGTTAGCTGTTCAATTTTTTCAACGTTAAAGCGTTGATGAATAAAGCCGTAAACTTCACTGTGGGTTAATTTACGCTTAGCAACTAACACATTGACGGCTTCTCGTAAACCTGTGCGTTCGTCCACGGTTGAAGCGGGTAAGGCGAGTTGTTGTTTTTGCCCGATTAGTATTTTCTCGATTTCTTCATCGCACCAAATTGCAAATTCAACATTGAGCCAGCGAGCAAATGGAACGGCTAAGCGGCGATGTAGCCAAGTGCCACCATTTACGCCACGAGTGGTTTTTAAAATACGGGATTTTCCCGTATTTAATTTTTTGCATAGTAAATCAATATATTCTTGCGTGCTTTCAAGACGTAACCATTCATTTGGTAGTTTATTAAAATGCTTTGCGATAGCTGTTGCGTTGAGATAAGCGTCATCTTGAAAGAAAACTTGAGTGCCGTTGTAATCGGCGGTGATGATATTTGACATAATTGCCTCTACTAATTTTCTGAATAATGTCAGTTGCCTTTATCATAAAGGTAACTGGTGATCGAGTGGTTCAGAAGCCTAGTAGTAAGCTGGAGTTATTCCCCTTTCGGGTATTGTATTCCTCGCCCACTCGATCATTGATTGTCATTTACCGTTTTTTGTCAAATCTGGCTGAGAAAAGGAGAAACACCAAATTCTAGATACAAAAAAACCGCATTGGATTTCGGTTGCGGATTACCGCCTGTTTTAAGGTTTCGACACCTATGAGAGTAATAATAGTGAAATAAAGTTGGGTTGTAAAGTAAAAAATAAAATTCATTATATAAATAACTATTGACGATTTAATCTATTATTTATATAATGCACTTGTTTTCAGTAAGGGCTGAAAATGAAGAAGCCGCCCTTGTTGAGAGCGGCAACAAAAAGGAACTGGATTATGTTCGTTAAACTGTTAATCCTAGTTATTCTTATCTTCGTAAGTTTACCCGCTTACTAGATAGCTAAAAGTCCTAGCGGTGATTTTACCCGCACCGCTAGGCAGTTCCTAAATACTATAACGTTTATTCAGCAAAATCAAGGAGTAAAAATGGCAAATTCAATGACTGAACACTCTCGCCGCGTTCGTGCGGAAACTGCCCGCCGTTTAAATGATAAAGCCATCGCCGAAGGACGAGCTAGACGCATTTTAATGCAACTGCCCGCAGATCTTGCTGATGAATTTGACGCGATCTGTGCTGAAATGGGTGTTTCTCGCCCGCAAGCGTTGAAGGCTTTGTGTGAACTTTATCGGGCGAATTAGAGGAATGAGAATTAAAGATTAAAAAACAAATCCATTTGATGAATTTGCGAAAATTCGTGATCCAGTTGTGCTTTTTCTTTTTTACAGGCGTTCAGTTCTCTCCCCTTTTGGCTTGCTCGTTCTTTATAGTCTGCCATTTTCTCTTGCCAAGCAGTGAGTTTATTTTTCACTTCATCACGGCGAGCAATGCCTTCCGTCCAATAATCCCATAACGCTAAGAAACATTCTTCCTGATATTCTTCAAGTCGTGTTTTTAAATCAGCACGCACTTTGTTTGGGTTAATGCTAAATAACCAACCATTTAATTTTTTGATTGGCATACAGAGCATTTTGCGTTTTTTGCCATCTGCCCCAACCGTTTCGATATCGAAACAGTTGAATTTTTTGCTGTTCTCGTGCAATTTAATTGATTGAGAACCCCAAGATAGCCCAATCCCTTCAACAATTTCACGCATTGCCACATAAGCAATGCCATTGTTATCCACTAATGTAATTTCTTTACCTAAAAATTCAGTTTTTAATGCTTTCATTATATTCTCCTGTTTCTCCACAAGAAAAGAGCCTGTAAGAAACAGTGAGTGGAGAACGGAAACACCGCTTGTTGCGTGTACATCGCTATCTTACAGGCTTTGCGGGAGAGAAATTAGCAAAAAAACAAGTAGGCTAATTTTGTTTTTTCCTAATAGGAAAAATTGTGTTGTAATAGGTTGTTTTTATTTAGAATTTCTTGAAAAGAAAAATGGTGTAAACAGATAAACGCAAACTCGGGGAGCAAGGCTATATCAAGGGGAAGTAAATTTGGGTTGCCTCATTGAAAAAGTGTAGTGCTATGATATACAATAACCGTATTATTAATTAAATTCTTACCTTATGATACTTTCATTTAAGCATAAAGGCTTGGAAAAATTCTATAAAACTGGCCGATGAATATGTATTGCCCACCGCACCCAGCAGAAGTTATCAAAGAAGATATTTTACCCGAGTTAGGCTTAACTGTAACACAGGCGGCTAAACAGTTAGGCGTAAACAGGGTAACCTTTTCCCGATTATTAAACGGCAAGTCCGCAATTAGTGCTGAAATGGCTTTACGGCTGCACGCTTGGCTAGGGGAAAATAGCCCTAGTCCAGAGAGCTGGTTACATCAGCAAGCGGATTATGATTTATGGAAAGCCTCACAAAAGCAAACATTTTCGGTTCAGCCTGCTTTTGTAGTATAGCGAATATAAGAAAAGCCTATTGATTATCTATAGGCTTTGAACATATCTATTTTATTGATAATTCAACCAACCTGAAATGGGGTCGGCTAAACTCATCATCGTCCGTATTTTACGCTTCTTCATTTTCCGCATCTAACAGCGCCTTTCTTTCTTCCATTTCAGCACGCTCCTGCATTAACCGCGTCTCTTCCTGTCCTGAAGCTAAAATTGCGTCAAGTTCTTCGTAAACTTTATCCATACTTTTCACTTCAACGGTTGATTCGACTTGTTGTTTTGGAACTAAATCATAATTTACATTCCCCAAGAATTGCACAAGTCTTGAGTCATACATTCCAACTAAACCGCCCTCAACAAGCATTGTTTTGCCTAGATCTTTAAACCTTTTGTACGCACCGAATAATTGTTTATTTTTTATACTCCCATCTTCATTTTTCGCAGTACAATTATCTGTAAATGTTTGTTCATCAACACCACACAATAGAGCCATTCTTGTTATTGTTGGGAAAGCAACGCCAAGTATATCCATTTTCTTTCCCTCACTGTCTTTTTGAATTAACTCATAGTATTTGAGTTTCCCTTCAACATAATCATTGATCGCAGCCTCCATTTTCTCAATAGCTAAATCTGGATCAAACTTATAGGGACGTCCCCGTTTGGTTTCCCATTGCCCCTCTTCTAATTTGAGTTCTCTCTTCGAAATTGCGGCACTCACTTTTGCTTTACGTTTAACTTTTGTTTTTGCCGTTGTTGCAGCTTCCTTTCTAGTCGCCATATCTATATCCCACTAAATCCAGTTGCTTTTCGCTTCCATCACTTAACACGCTCTTGAATTGACGCAATATATTATCATCATAGGATTCTTTTGATAGCCTTCTTCGAGTGGATGAAATACGTTGGTTGATTTTATCGACTTGCTTCATCACTAATGACCCCGCTTTAATATCCTCATCGAAATTAGGGTTGAGTTCACGCATTCGATTTACCGCATCAACGAGTTCAGCACTCTCATCACAAAGCATTGATAAGTGCATACTCAGAACCTGAGCTGACGCACCTTTAACTATGGTTTCTGTCAGCCCCTCTAAAAGCTGATTAGCATAATGCTGCACACTGCTATAAATAGCGAGTTGCTCAACACTTCTTGGATCTCGTTCTGGGTAATTCGACATACCCAGCAAATAATCCATTGACACGCCATAGCACAATGATGCCCGAGCAAGAAAATTATGATTAATCGCCGTTTTCGAGGTTTTTCTTTCCATCTTGGAAATCATACTCGTATTAGTATAGCCCATTTCCGCTGCGGCTCTCTCTGGGCTTTTCCTTGCAAGTAAACGTGCGCTTAAACAACGCGCACGGATTAAATCAGGATTTAACTTAAAGTTACTAATTTTTTTCGTCATACAACAACCTTACTTAACTAATCCACTTAACTACACTCTCATTTCTAACTTTTTATAAACGACTAAATAAATATTACCGCTCCTTTTAATATCGTTAAAAACTAATTCCATTGCTTCCCTCGCTTTTCTAATAACTTCACTTTCCGCTCAAAAATCCGCTTAATCCGCCTTAAATCCTCATCGCTATAATGTCTTGGGCGTTGATCGCTTTCGATTTCTCGCACCTTTTCGATTCCCAAACGCTCAATCAGCCCTACGCGATATTCGTGGTAATTTCCGCCCAACCATCGATTGCAGCGTTTGCATTGACCAAAAATATTAAGCGTATAAAACCGCAAGTGCGGGGCTGAACCACGGCTACGATAATGCCCCGCATCAAATCCCCCGCCTAATTTCTCGCTAATCAACGGCGTACCGCACGAGATACATTCCTTATTCGCATCACGAAAACGGATATATTTATTCACCGCACTTTGAGCTTCGGCGATAAGCTGGTTATGTGTTTTATTCTTTTCTTTAAGTGCGGTCATTCTTTTGCGAGTTTCTGTTCGCTCCACCTTAGCCATTTTTTCACGCTTTTTGCGTGATTGTTCTGCCGATAATTTGATCGCACAATCCACACTACAGACTTTCTGTAAGCTACTTACTGTCTTTGTGTAATAAGTGCCACAGACTTTGCACTTATGCTGTTTTGGTGCTTTTGCCATTAAAAACCATCCCAACCTTCTATAACCATTAATTCATCTCCCAATCTTGACAATCCGCCACTAAGCAATTTTTAATAGCCGTAAAAGCCTTGCTTGTCGCTAAATCTCACCCCTTGCTCTGCTGCCCACGCTTCAATATAATCAATCAAACTCGCTAACCGTTTCACGCCCATTTGTGCCGTGCTTTCGCGTAAATTCACGACTTCACCCTCAAAGCCAATCGCCATCTCCGCTTGCTCGCCAGTGGCAATTTTATGACCGCTCACAAAAAGCATTTTCCACGTTTCCAATGTTTGCTTTTTGCCGTTAAAGGTACATTGCTTGGCAATATCCGTTAGCATTGCGTGGAGTTTTGCATTCTGTGCCAACGTACGCGTTAAGGGCTTTATTTCCACCACTACGGGGTTTTTATCATCTAGGGCAAGGGAATGTATTACCCCAATCGCATTCGCCTGTATGCGAGCGTTACGCAAGAAAAAGCGTTGTTTAGTTTCCATACCCACCGCACTTCTTCACAAAATCTAACGTAACCGAACGCTGTAAGAGCCAGTCAAAAACATATTTCGGCGTGCACCACGTGTCTTTGTCGAATTGTTGTTCGGTCATCATTTCATCCCTAAAATCGCTTTGCATTTTTCAATGCCGTGTTGATTAATTTTTCTTTGCACTTCAGGCGGAACAAAGCTCGGTTTCGCTGGCAGGGTGATTTGCGGTTTAGGCAACGTTTCGCCCGCTTCCAAGCGTGCTGCCATCGCTTTCAACGCTTTGCTCACTGCTTTGCACAATTTTTCTTCCGTGGCTTCTCGGTTGTTGCAATACAAATCCGTCAGCAGCCAATATTCCGCATCGCTCTCAAAGTGGAATTTGTGAATTTCCAACATTCCGTAACCTTGAAATTTTTTCAGGCGGTCGTAAAGTTCGTCTTCGTTCGGCAAGCCTAACGCTTCAAAGCGATCTTGCTTGCACCAAGAAATAAACTTGCCCACACTTGGGAAATAATCATCCGGTTTCGACCGCACTTTACGCATTCCCGCACGAACTTGCTCAATGGTGCGAATATTGTTTTCCGCAAAGCCTAAAACCCAAGTGCGCTTGGTGATGGGTAGCTGCACTTCGTCAAATTGACTACGCATTGCTGGGCAAGCGGCGAATAACTGCGAAAAAATTTGATCGACCAGTTTTTCAATCTCGCTTGGCAAGCGTTGAGATTTTCGCTGCGTCGTAGGCAATTGAGATTGCATTGCCATTGCGTTTTGCATTGTGTGTGGATTAACTTGAGTGATCACAGCATTCCCCTCCAACCCTCGTCAGTGTTCCATTCAATCGCATTCAGCTCTGAAACTGTTTTGCGCTGTGGTTTTGCGTTATTTTTCTTCACCGTGAGCTGATCCCATTTCTCCCGCAGCTTGGCAGGGCTAAGAATATTGGTTTTCCAGAACAAGTCTTGGTTTGCCCACTGAAACAGTCCGCAAATTTCCCTATGCGTTCGCTTATCACGCTCACGCATCAGGCGGATCTCATTCGCCCAGCTGTCGAAAGACGGCGGTTTGACGTCGGGGTTAAGTTTTTGAACTAATCCAAAAATCCACTGTGCGGCAGTCATATCATCATCGGAAAATTTAAATCGAGATTTTTTGCTCTCGCCGCCGTCCGAATTTTTTTCGGACGAAGAAGGAAGGTTAATTGACTGGTTAATAGAGTGACTGGTTCTGGGTGAAATATTTTCACTAGGGGTTGGTGAAATATTTTCACTAGGGTGGTGTAAATTTTTCACTACCCTTAGTGAATCATTTTCACTAGGTAGTGCAGAATTTTCACCATCTCGATCAAGGTGTAACACATATAAATTTGAGGTGTTACCCTCTGGTGTTTTGCGTGTTTTTTTCTCAACAAAGCCTGTTTCTATCAATGCCTCAATATGCGAGATCGCACTGCGACGGGTAATTTCACACTGATCCGCAATGTTTTGGTAAGACGGAAAACAAATGCCCTCATCATTAGCGTTGTCCGCTAATTTCAATAATACTAATTTGCGGGTAGGGTTACCCACTTTGCACTGCATTGCTTTAACCATTAGTAACATACTCATAGCATTAACTCCGAAGCATAACGTTGTGCGATCCACTCAATACCTTTGCCCGTTACTCGCGTTTGCGTGTAATTGTGATCGTGATCAGTTGTCCCCGTTTTCACGGTAAATAAACCTTGTTGCTGTTTATCTGCATAAGGTAAGAGGTTGCCAGATTGACGATATAACGCCTTATCTTCAATAAGGCGGATAATCATTGCTTTCTCCGGCATATTTAAAATTTTGGCGGTTTCTCGCAGGGATTTGCTTGTGCCAACGTCAACATAATGATCAACAAATGCTGCTTTAGGTTTTAGCTCCTTGTTTTCTAATGCAAGAGCTTGATTTTGTCGTTCTTTCTCAACCAACGCCTCTAATGCCTGCAAATAGTTTTGAGGCAAAAGTGCGGTGCTTTGTTGCTGATTTTCTAGTTCAAGCCAGCGATCAATAATTCTCTTACGCAGAATGACGTTATAACCAGAAATAACTGTTAACGTTGCAGATTTGTCTAAATAATAGATTGGATAGCGTTGATTATTTTGAGAATTAACTTCATACTGGCACACAACACCGCCAATGGGGGTATGTCCAAAAAGTTCTACACCCTCTTTCTCACTCCAATCAAGAGATTTAACATTGATACCTCGTTCTATTTGTAAAATAGCTCCAACATAAGCTCTAATATCTCTTAATACGTGGTTATGTTGTTTTCCGCATAACTCCGCAATCTCACGACTGCTCATTTTTATGCTTGCATTTTGTTCCGAAATCATTGATAATCCGTTCATAGATAATTCCTTTCTAATGAATTACCACCGCTGTAATGGTGGTTTTTTATTGCCCTAAAACCCACCAGATTAGACACATTGCGATAATCAAGTGGACAATGATAAAATCATTACTCAAATAAAAGACTTTCAATTTTTCTAGCCATTTTTTCATTAGGATTTCCTTATGTTATTTGCTATCGTTCGGGATTTATTTGCTTATTCTATTTTGCTGTCTAGCCTATTTTTACTTTCCTATATTGGTAAGTTCGGCGTTAATATGCAGCAGCTCATTATTTTGTTAACCCCAGCACTTTTTGTTATGTTCAACATCACTATTCAGCGTAAGTTCAAGCAAGATCTGGATAGATTTGCATACTTTTCAGCGATTTTGGGCGTTGCTATATTTGCCGCACTCGGCTCATTCAGCCAGTTAGAATTAATTTCTCTAGGGTTTAAAGTCGAAAAAATTAGTACATTTACTATGTTTAAAATTTACTTTCATATTTGGGCTATTGTATTGCTACCGATTGCACTAAAAAAATTCTTCAAAAAGGATTAACAACTTTGATTTGTCGTGTTTTTTATTGCTTTAATTCCCATTTCAGACAAACCAGCTGAGAAAGTAGCTGATTTATCAATCCTGTTAATTTCTCACGCTCTTTTGCGGATAGCTCTTGCCCTAAATCTGAGTTATCAGACAAGGCATTTGCACTTTCCCCACATAATTTCCCCACTGATTCAGACAGCACGACGACTTCGCGCAATAAATCTAACGATCCTTTGCATTCTTTCGGGCTAGGCATTAGTGTGTGATCGACTGCCTGAGCAATCATTTCAACAATGTTGATCGAATCGGTGAGAGCAATCAGATGAATAGCATCGGCAAAACCAAGTTTGTTGCGGTCATAATCTGTCTTTAGCTCTTTCGCTAGCTGGGTTGTCGTTTTCCCCATTGCTGGCGCGAAATTTGAGATTTCGCGACTACGGGATAACTGCGTATGCAGTGCTTTTTGTATGTACAAAAACGGTGATTCTTCTTTCATAAAATTCTCTCGTTTTTTTATGGTTACTTTTTGAGTAGGTTTGGTAAATTAATCTCGTGATAACAAATGAGAAAAATCAGGTGAAATATCTTCTGCTTTAACTTTCCCTTGAGTCGCTTTCTCGATTCGTAAGGCATTTTCAAGAGATATAGCAGATCCTCCATTTAGCCATTTACTCACTGCATTTTGGCTTACGCCGCAAGCTTCAGCTAATAGCTGCTGTGTGCCTAATACATTAATGGCTTTTTTTATAGATTCGTTCATCGCTTTGTTTGTATCCTTAAACAAAATAACCAATATATTATAGCTTAAGTTGTTTTTTGTAAAGGAAAATATTGCTTTGGTTATTTGAAACCTTACAACTGTAGTTTTAAAATTATTAAAAATAATGGAGATGACAATGGAATCATTAGGTCAAAGATTGAAAACAGCGAGAAAAAAAGCAGGACTAACCCAAACACAATTAGCTGAGCGCATAGGAGTTACGCAAAATGCTATCCAAAAAATAGAAGCTGGCGGAGAAACCAAACACATCATCGCATTAGCCTCTGTCTTAGGTATTAATCCTGCTTGGCTACAAACAGGTAATGGAATAATGATAGGGGAAAATTCTAGGATCAATAATTCTCCTATTACAAACACTGTAACTTATGAGACAAGGCATCTTGCCGAAAAACTCCCATTAGCTCAATCTGAGCTAGATGATGAGCATCGCTATCGCATTGATTACTTAGATGTTAGAGCTGCTGCAGGAATGACAGGGTTTGTAAATTCCGATTACCCAGAAATCATCAATCAAATCTATTTATCAGAAGAGGGGCTTAGGGAGCTTGTTGGGCGAAAAAACACTAATGGAATTTGCTTGATCAATGTGCCTACGGACTCAATGGAACCAACTATTCAGAAAGGTGATGTAGTTTTGATTGATATGAACATCAACGACTACAATGGGGAAGGTATCTATGCCTTTGCGATTGACGGAGAGTTATTTATCAAACGTCTTCAGAAAATGATTAGCGGAAGTTTCAAAGTCATATCAGATAACAAAGAAAAATATGATCCCGAAGAAATGAATAATGAAATTTATAGAAATGCTAAGTTTGTGGGTAAATTTATCCGTCGCTGGAGAATTGATGTAAAGGATTTATAGACGATATGAAAAACATCGCTAGGCGTATCAAAGAAATCAGAGAACGAAAAGGTATATCAAGAGAAGATCTTGCTGATAACCTACATTTATCTGTAGAAACGTTGATCGGTTATGAAGAGGGATTAACAAAATTATCTACTGACTTAATCAGCGAGTTTGCTTTTGTTGATGAACATGGAGAATTATTCATTAAACGCCTACAAAAAGTGCCGAATGGCGGAATAAAAATTTTATCGGACAATCCTCACTACGCCCCATTAGATTTTACTCAAGAGGAATTGGAACGTTGTTACATTATGGGAAAATTGGTCAAAGCACTGCCATTACATATGATTGATCTATAAACTCAAACATAATGGGCGTAGCGGTTGAGCATAGGAGTTATTTGTAACCACCAAACCAGTAATTGAATTTTATTGGGTGTGGCGGTTGAGCATAGGCTGGAGCTGTAACAATAGTCCACCAAAGCCAGAAGTTGAATTTTGTGGGCTAGGTAAAAGAACGAATAGAGCTTTGTAGCAACTAGAAGGGCGAATATCAATGATATAAAGTTTAAAGGAACGATATGGCAAGTATTGAAGATATTATTATTCCCCAGCAAGAAATCAATCATATCATGGCGATAGAAAAACAAATTCATTTTAAAGGAGCCACATGGGGGAAAAAACAAAAAACTCAGCCTTATCCTTATTGGCTTGAGTTAAAGCTTCCGTTCTTCGATAGTGATGGATTACCTATACCTCAGCTTAGGGCCTATTTTGCCTATCGTCCTGCTCGTAGAGAAAATTTAATGCCATCGATGAACTTTATTGCTTTTTATAAAAACAGACGGTTATTTGCTATTGATCAAGGTGAAAAGTTAGTTCATGTAAATAAAATAACTCATGTAAAGCCCATAGCCGAAAGCCGTATTTGTGGTGCTCACTACCACATTCTACACGGTAAAGAAAACCAAGAAACGGGCTATTTACTAGATGAAAAATATCAAAAATCAAATGATTTTTTTGAATTGATGTGCTATTTTCTAGCAAAATTTAATACTGTCGCAGTGGGGCAAATTCCTCACCCAATCTTATCAAACAACGGACAAATGGAGCTATTATGATATGCAGCACAGTCTTATCCAATCTAGGCTATGAATGTCATTCTATTGCCGATGATTTGATTTTAATTAATACCCCTTTCACTCTTGAAGATGGTAGCGTTATTCAGGCATACATTGAACAAGTGGGAGAAAATCGTTTTACTGTCACTGACGATGCTCAAACTTTGTGGGAAATGAACGCTCGAGGAATCAATCTAACCACTAACCGTATCGACCAAATAAAAAGCACGTTAAAACGTTACGGATTAAACTTGAACGATCGAGCGGAAATCAACACGACAACAAGCGGTGAAATGCTTACACATAATTTGCAACGCATCATTCAAGCGGCAATTATCACAGATACGCTTGCTATGGATTGGTACAACGTGCCAATAGATAAATTCGAGATGATGGTAAAGTCTGATTTTCGCCATCATCAATTCCCTCAAAATATCGGATTTGATGTGAAAAAATCAGGATTGAGCGGTCATCAAATTACAATCCCAATTTCATTAACCGGCGGAGAGCGACACACCAAACAGATTTTTACAACGAGTGTAAAAGCAAAAGGCAGTTGGAGCAGTGCTTATGGCGTTCTAGGTAAAATAATGGATCTGACCAATCCAACAGCACAAACAAATGATGAATCTTATGTGGTCATTGATGATAAAGCAGTAGGTGATCAATTAAATAAACTTATTCTGCTCTTTAATCAATCTCCGGCAAAGATTCTGCCTTATGATAAAAAAGATATTTGGCTTGAAAAACTCGCCGCTTAAAACATCAAACCGCCCCCACGGCGGTTTTCTTTTGCCTCAAATCCCTTAGAACCATTTTCGTGACGCCACGAAAATGGTATCAAACAACACTAATTATCTTGAATGCAGTCATTTTGTTAACTGTAATGGCTGTCAGTTGACTTTTATCTGCTCATTTTCCCCTGAAATTTTAGAAAAACTCTTTCTCATCTCTTCTTTGACTAAAAAACAATCAGTCAAACAAATTTTATAAATTTATTTTCACTTATAAAACAACCATTTAAACAAAAAGCTATAAATAAATAGCGAAAAATAAAACTAAAGCTATTTACATATTAAAACTTTAGCTATATTATACACCCATCAAAACGAAACAACGTTTA